AAATTCTACACAATATACCACCCTAAAATTTTAATTTTAATGTATAAAATCCCCTACTGCATAGGTGTAAACAATCAGGTTTACAATATTAATTATTAACTAGGAGGTACAAAATGAATAGAATAAGTAAACTAGATACCGCTAGTACGTATAAAGAGTTCTTTGAATATATAAGAACAAGAAATACGTCAGAGCTAGGATGGCTCGGTATAGATGTTATCTATCTAGCAGTAAACAACCACTACCTAGATACCCCAACGGCAGCTCAGGTGCTTGTAAACGGCGTTGAAGCGTTTACAGTTGCAGAAAATGAGTGGGATACGCCTATGAGGGCATATGACATCTGCTCATTAGCCAAAACAGCGTTCACTAGAGGCTATGACATAGGCTACAGCAAAGCCCAGACAGAAGAGTAGGGATAATCTACTCTTTATTTTTATTAGTCCCCTACGGGACGTATAAGTTATTTACCATAGAATAAACAATAATAGGAGGTATATCATGGCTAACATTAACAGAACAAAATCCGCTAATTCTAATTTTCAGGAGTTTTCAGCTCCTACATCTAGCAGCTTTGCGGAGTTTACGGCTCCAGTAGAGCTATCACAGAACGAGCTCTGTGCTGACACAGACCTTGTATACTTAAAGGGAGTGTGCACAGGATTTAGCATGTTTACGTCTAGAGTAACCGGCAGGGACATCGTTCTGCTGCACTTTATAGATGGTATCAACTTAGATACCAAGGAGCCTGTGGGAGCATTTAGCCTCATGCAGGTAGTACCAGCACAGAGACAGATGCTGGTACAGTTCCTATCGCCTATTATCAGGCAGATGGGTAAGAGAACTGTACCTGAGGCAGCAAGCGGATCGGATGCTGTTGTTTACGTTCGACTAGAACGTAATGAGCAGAATCCAGAGTTTATAAACTGGAAAGCCTCTTCGGAGGTTATTTCAGAGTGCCAGATTCTAGAGAATAAGTAGAGCGTTGCCCTACTTTTTTTATTGAAAGGAGTTTAACATGAACGAAATTACAATGGATATGACTGCAAATCCAGAGACAATTCTGGACGGAGCAGAAAAGAGCTACCCTAGTGCACTAAAGCAGATTCAGGAAATGGGAATAAGCCCAGAAGACGCACCAAAGGTGCTGTACATTATAGGATTCTGCAGGGCGTCAGAGCTGATGTACCAGTCTATGCAGGAAGGTATATCAGAGCTACTAACCAGTATACAGAAGTCTATCGAAAAAGATGAGGACTTCTCTATAGAATATACTGCTAAAAAGGGTATCTTTACAGCAAAAGACCTAGAAGAGTTAAAGGAGCAAAGTAATGTACCTAAAAATCTTAATTAAATTAGGGCTACTAGCTACCTTTACTGTGCTATTCTTTAGCACAAACGTCTGGCAGGAGACTGTAATTAGCATAGTGGGTGTACTTGTTACACTCACCTCTCTAATTAGAGATAAGGTAGACAAAGAGCTACTGTCTGATATAGCCCAGATACTGACTTACATTACGGTTTTAATATTAGTAGTGTTAACCAAGGACGTACATGCTAAAATAATGTATGTATCACTTTGGGTGATATACACCCAGCTACTAAACATAAAGGAGGACAACTAATGAAAGTTAATATGAAAGTCGTAGACCCAAAATACACGCCTGAGTATGCTACAGAAGAATCTGCAGGTATGGACTTAAAAGCTAGGTTAGAAGAGCCTATAACGCTCTTACCAAGGCAGAGGACACTAATTCCAACAGTAGTGTTTATTGAACTACCTGTAGGATATGAGGCACAGATTAGAGCACGCTCTGGATTAGCCTCTAAACACGGTATTACGCTAGTAAGTGGCATAGGCACTATTGACTCTGATTACAGAGGTGAACTGCATGTACCTCTGATTAACCAGAGTGATTCCGCCATGAAAATCAAAGACGGAAATAGAATTGCACAGATGGTTGTAACGGAGTACACAAAGATAGAACCACAGCTTGTATATGAACTATCTAAAACAACCAGAGGTAATAAAGGTTTCGGACACACAGGAGTTTAATATGATTAAAACAAAAATGAACAAAATATACATAAGCGGAAGAATCAGTAGTGATCCTGACTTTAAAGAAAAATTCAAAGAGTACACAAACTACATTGATAACCTATACCCACAGTACTATACAATTAACCCAGCAGAAGTAGTACTGCTTACACTATGTGACTGGGAAGACTATATGTGTATACGCTTACATCTTTTAAAGCAGTGTGACGCAATATTTATGCTTCCGGATTGGAAAGAATCAAAAGGAGCATGTGTAGAACACGAAACGGCTATCAAAATGAATATTCCTATTTTTTATGAACTATAAAGGAGTTTATTATGTTACCTAAAACTTGGAACTTAGCTACACCACGCCAGAGGTATTACATCAGAAAAACAGAGATTAAATATGACGTTATTTGTGCTTGTCTAAATAAAAGTGCTATAGTTTGTTGGATTGCCAAGTACAAAGAACTGGATGCAAAAAGTAACTTGGAAGAGCCACCAGTAGTATTTAATCGTTGGAATAGGAACTACCCTACGTCCCCTACGGAGGGCGTTGCAACCCACGGGAGCGAAACACCTATTAATCCTACATTCTAGGAGGTGACCAAAATGAGAGCAGTAACACACGCACTCATTAAATCAGAAATGGAGTGGTTTAAACACAGCACAGACTGGACTAATGACCCTATGGAAATTTACAACTCTGCATTAACAGATTGTCAGATGAAACTAGATTGGTTTTATGCAGAACATGAGGATTGTCCAGTTACAGAAGAAGAATATAAAGAACTCTATGAGCTTTTTAGTGGACTATTCCAAAGAAGACCTGATAGAAACACAAGAAACAAAGAAAGATATGAACCATACAATCTGGGTATAGAACACGCTATTGAAGCTCTATATAGGTTTATGGAAAAAGAAATTTATTAATGTCCCATACGGGGAGCGTGAGGTAAGACGCACAAAATAACAATAGGTAACTTAACTAACACTTACCTCACAATACCGTTTATTTTATAGTCTTCACAAGGAGGTAAATTATGAAGATTAGAACACTGAAACACTTGGCAGTTATTGAACTAAAAAAGTACGACCCAGAGCACATCTTGGAAGTTGCAAGAAACGACAGAGAAGCAACTGTACTAAAGGACGAAGACGGAAATGAAACATTCCGTGTAAATGTTGTAGATGGTAACTACTACAACGCAGCACATGACATTGTACACGGAGTGACAATTGCTACACGCAAGGACGGTACAGACATCACAATTGCGTTTAACCTACCAGTAAGCAAAGAGAAGATGGCAAAGGCTATCGCACCTATGCTACCTAAACTGGACGCTGTACTAACTAAGTTCGGAGAAGCAATTGTTAAGTATGACGCTGCAGTGAACGCTACTCTGGAGATGTTTGAAGACACAGCAGAAGTTACCGCAGACGCAGTACCAACAACAAACGAAGAGGCTTAAAGCCTCTTCATACTTTTATTGATGAAAGGAAGATGAAATCATGAAAAACATGCTAATCGCAGATAATCACAACAGAAAGAGCGTAATCATTGAGCCTAGTGAACTTACAGTAAGACAGGCTTTTCTAGACAATGGTATGCAGCCTGAGGTTGGACTTCCATTCCTAAACGGAGTAGCAGTTCCAGAACACAAACTAGATGAAACAATACTAAGTCTTGCAGGAGAAGCTGATGAATACAGACTAACAAAGACAGTTAAGTCTGACGGAAACTTTTAGAAATAGGGGATACATTCCCCTATTTTTTTTTAGGAGGATATAAACATGACAAAATATAAAAACTTTGAGGAGTATGTGAATAGTGAAGCACAAGACTTCATTTTTGATTTACTTCCTAGACTAAACAGAACACTACCTAACCCTACCTCATATGCTCCGGTTTATGTAGACAACATAACACCAAACATAGCGTACATTACAGAATTACGTACATTTATATCTAACTGTGTAACGCTACTTAGTTATAAAAGTCTAGATGTAATCCTAATAAGCGCAAATTCAGCAACAAATTTTATGCAAATGATACGAAAATGGCGTTTGAAATTATTAAAAAAATATTAGACTAAAAAAATCTTTTAAGCCTTTTTTTGCTACAATCCGCGATTATTTTTTAACTTTTAAGGTGTAAATTTTGGAT